TGCCAAAACCGCAACCACGATTAAACCTGCGCCCTGGTTTGAAGAAGCGCTCGTGCGTGACCTAAAAATCGACACAGGATATTACTACGCTCAAGCGCAACTCTGGTCAGAAGAAAATCCCGATGCTTTCGCTGGTATTCACTCCAGTTATGGTGTGTGCCTAATCATGGATGAAGCTTCAGGTATTCCCGCACCCATCTACTCAGTATCGGAAGGTTTCTTTTCCGAACCCACGCCCGACCGTTACTGGTTTTGTTTCTCCAACCCACGAAGGAACACAGGACCATTTTACGATTGCTTCCACGGGAACAAATCCTACTGGCAAACCGAACAGATAGACTCACGCACGGTCGAAGGCACAGACACCGCTTTGTTCTCACGCATGATCGAACAGTATGGCGAAGAATCAACCGTTGCTCGTGTTGAAGTGATGGGTGAGTTCCCCCGTGCGGACGACGATACTGTCATACCAATGGAGCTGATTAGAGGTGCAGTCGGACGTGACGTTGATCTCTCATCAAGTGAGCCGATTGTTTGGGGTTTGGATGTCGCTCGTTTTGGTGGTGATAATTCTGCGCTTTGCGTTAGACAAGGTAATACCGTCTTTGAGGTGGAAACCTTTGCGTCAATGGATTTGATGCAGTTATGTGGCATTATAAAAAATCGTTATGACGATGCCACCGTGCTAGAGAAACCACAAGAGATTATGGTCGATGTGATTGGTGTTGGTTCGGGCGTGGTGGACCGCTTGCGTGAACTTAACTTACCCGTGCGTGGCATTAACGTTGCCGAGTCGCCCTCAAGTAAAAAGAATTATTTAAACCTTAGAGCTGAACTTTGGTTTAAAATTAAAGAGTGGTTGGGTGGCCGTGATTGCCGTTTGCCCGAAGATGAAGAACTCGTGCGTGAACTAGCATCGCCTGGCTACAAATATACCTCAACGGGTAAAATAAAAATTGAAAGCAAAGAGGAAATGCGTAAACGAGGTTTGAAGTCCCCAGACCGAGCCGATGCTTTGGCGCTTACTATGGCAACAAGTGCAGTAGGTGGTGGCAGTATGACTTATTTAGGGTATAATTTCAGAAAACCTCTAAAATCTAAAATAATTAGAGTTGGATAACACATGGCAGAAAAGAAAGAAAAGATCGAAGAACAAATCGAAATCGTATCTGAAGAGCAAGATTTAAGCGATTTATCAAGCTATCTCAAGAACGAGATGGACGATGCCGAAGATTATTGCAATCAGATCGGACAAGAACGAGCAGAATCAACCGAATACTATCTTGGTAATGAACCAGATCCGAATAGCTCTTTGCAATCTTATTACGTTTCAACCGATGTTAGAGATACGGTCTTATTCATGTTGCCACAAGTCATGCGTACCTTCTTTGGTACAAAGCGAGTCGTTGAATTTGTCCCTAAAAATCCAGAGGACATTCCCATCGCCCAACAACAAACCGATTACATTAACTACATTGTGCAAGAAAAGAATCCAGGATTTAAAGTCTTGTACGATGCCTTTAAAGATGCTTTGGTAAGAAAGGCTGGCTTTGTTAAAGCCTATTGGGACGATTCGCTATCGACCACAACCCACGAGTACACCAATATTTCTCCCCCTTCTTACCAAGCCCTCGTTTTAGATAAAGATGTTGAAATATTAGAAGAGGTTGCCAAAACAGAAACCATCACCACACTTGATCCAGTATCGCAACAAGAAGTGGTGCAAGAGATACCAGTTTCTTACGATCTAAAAATTAGACGAGTTAAAGCTAAGAACCAGGTCTGTGTTGAATCCGTGCCACCAGAAGAAGTCTTGATTGCCAGACACGCACGTTCACTCAATGATTCTTCTTACGTTGCTCACCGTATGATTAAAACGGTTGGTGAACTCGTTGCTATGGGCTACGAAAAAGAAGAGATTGAAGAATACGCTGGTTCAGGTGGTTACTTATTAGATCCACAATCTTTTGAAGAACAAGAAGCTAGAAACCCATTTGACAATATGGTGTACCCAGATTCACCAGAAGTTAAATCTGTTTTATACATTGAACACTTTGTGCATTACGATTTGGACGACGATGGTGTTGATGAACTCGTTAGAGTTTGCACCATTGGCGAAGGTCTGCATATTTTAAATGCCGAGCCTTGGGACGATTTACCAATCGTTATGTTCTGTCCAGATCCAGAACCACACACAGCTATCGGTTCGTGTCCTGCGGATTACCTCAAACCCATTCAATCAGCTAAATCTCAAATTGTTAGAGATACTCTCGATTCGTTAGGACACTCTATTTTCCCACGCATGGGTATTGTCGAAGGACAAGTCAATATTGACGATGTGCTTAATACCGACATTGGTCAGCCAATTAGAATGAGAGCGCCTGGTATGGTGCAACCATTTACCGTGCCTTTTGTTGGTCAGCAAGCATTTCCAGTTTTAAATTACTTAGACGATGCCAAAGAAAACAGAACAGGAGTTTCCCGTGCGTCTGCTGGACTTAATGCCGATGCCTTACAGTCATCAACCAAAGCAGCCGTATCGGCTACCATGTCAGCAGCTCAAGGCAGAATTGAATTGATTTGCCGACACTTTGCTGAAGGTGGGCTGAAAGAACTCTTTAGCTTGATTAATAATCTGGTGATTAAACATCAAGAAGCTCAAGATGTATTTAGACTAAACAACGAGTTCATTCCAGTTGATCCAAGATATTGGGACAACAACAAAGACATCGTAGTTAATGTTGGTTTATCCAAATCTTCCGATGAAGAAAAACTTGGTTTCTTAACACAACTTGCAGCCAAGCAAGAACAAATACTACAAACATTAGGACCAAACAATCCAATCGTATCTTTACAGCAATACGCTAATACTTTGGCAAGATTGGTTGAAATGGCTGGCTTTAAAGACGTTAATAGTTTCTTAAATACGCAAGTGCCACCACAACCACCAATGCCACAAGAGCCACCACAGCCAGATCCAACTGCATTGTTGGCACAAGCTGAAGCTCAGAAAGCACAAGTACAAGCACAGAAAGCTATTATTGATGCCGAAACAGATCGTATGAAAATCATCATGGACGATGATCGTCAGCGTGATATTGAAGAAGCACAACTTAGAATTAAGGTTGCTGAACTGCAAGCTAAGTATGGCGCACAAGTCAATATCGCTGAGATCAATGCCATCATGGAACGTGATCGTGAATTAATCAGACAAGCACAAAAATCTCAGTCACAAGGATTATTTAGAAATGTCCCAACTGAAAATATTTGATGTGCAAATTGCTGAAGGCGATGAAGTTTATATTGCCAACGATGTTAGAGCATTAAACAAAGACCAAGCAGTTGATTTCGCTATTGTAATGTTTGGTGGTTTAATAGATGCAAATTCAGAAATAATTAATGTTGAGGAAAAGTTAATACACTAATGGCTATTGAATATAGAGGTGAAAGGTTTAGCGGTTACAACAAACCTAAAAGAACGCCAGGTAAAAACAAAAAGTTTGCTGTTCTAGCAAAATTAAAAGATAAAGTGAAATTAATTCGTTTTGGTGATCCCAATATGACCATCAAAAAAGACCAACCCAAAAGAAGGAAGTCATTTAGGGCCAGACATAAATGCGACACCAATCCGCCTAGCAAATTAACAGCTAGATATTGGTCTTGCAAAAAATGGTAGCCAAAGTTGATGACAAAACATCTTTAAACATTTCACTAAGTTATCTAGTACAAATCATTGCGACCATTAGTATTGCTGTCTATGGTTATGCCAACATAAGTGAGCGTATTGAAAAAAATGCCAGAGAAGCACGCAACATTAGAGGTAATCAAAACAATTACATCTTTCCTGATATTAGAGAACTAGAAGCAAAAACAGTTGAACTGGAACGCCAAGTTTTTGTTTTGGAAACTGAGATTAATTTATACAAAGCAGAAATAGATGGTTTAAGGCAAAGAGAATACGAAAGCCTACAACTATGTGAGAATCCAAGTTAATATAAGGGTATGAAAGAATTGTGGCAAAGATTCTTTATCAAATGGCAACAGGCTTGTTATGTTTGTTTTCCTATGATGGTACAAGGTGATTTATCAGCCCTAACATTAAGCCATTGGTACAAAGCAAACTACACAGGCATATTGGCTGGTCTGGGTGCTGTTATCATGCATTATGGTTACTTTAGGCTACTACAACAAAAGAAATGGTTTCATGGCTTACAGATAGCTGTAGCCACATTCTTTGCCGACTTATATATCCATCCTACGCATTTTGGTAATATTTATAGTGAAGCATTAGCAACAGCAATCGGAGCAGGTTTATTGGCAACTTACTTTGCTTACAAACCATTAAAGATAAATGGAAGAACAGTTAATTAACGAAATAAGAGACCACATTAAAGAATACGAAGGTTATTCATCTTTGGTTTATGAATGTACTGCTGGTTATCAAACGATAGGCTATGGTCGCAACATTGAACAGAAGGGTATTAGTAAAGAAGAAGCCGAATACTTATTGGCTAACGACATAGCACAATCAATTAAAGAGATTAGCAACATCATTCGTGATTTTGACAGCTTACCTGATAAAGCCAAATTGGTCTTGATTGACATGACCTACAATCTTGGCTTATCCAAACTACTAACCTTTGAAAATATGTTGGATGCCATTGATGCTAGGGATTGGGAAAAGGCTGCTGAAGAGTTGCTAGACAGTCGCTATGCTCGACAAACCAAAAGAAGGGCTAGAATCAATGCTTCTTACCTGATTTCTTGTGCTGACGCAAATTAGCAATCATCTGAGCTAGATTAATTAATTCATCTTCCTTCATATCGTGTTTCATAATATTGCAGCGATAGGTGATTAATTGAATGTTGTTTGGTTCGTAACCACGACTAGGATTAATTCGGTCTATGGATATATTGGTGTCGACCTTGCCCTGTCCTGTTAGCCATGTCATCTTCTGACCCGACAAATTGCATTTGCCTTCTTGTTTATGATAACAGTTGTAAAGATGTGCTTGGGTGATATTCCAAGTTAAATCGGCTCTGGAGGTGCGTCTAGTGCCTGACTGAACTTCGTATCTTAATTTAGAAAACAACTTGTCCATGTAGCTGTATTGGTCTTGTCCTGCTTGATTGGCTCGGTATTTGTGATCGCAAGGCTTACATCTGGCTCTCAGCCTTTCCCCACGATCAATGTAGGCATTGGCTTTGGTTATGCTGACATTACAGTCTTTGCACCTTTTCATGTTTATAAGATAAAAAACCTACCTGTAAATCTTTAATGTCATCGTACCTCACTTTGACCAATAAGTCTTTTCTGCCAAAACGTGTGTAAAGTTTATTGAAGTCGTCTTTGCTTATGGCACGACCACTTATGTTTTCGCAATAATTTAATAAATCGGTGCGGTTAAAAAAACAAAATTGTTTTAATTCAATAACATCAAAAACAATGTAATCAGCATTACCCTTTAACCAACCATCTTTGCCCTGTACATTGTTAAGCTCCAACCAGATGCAATCTAAATGACGATTACCTTTGACATCTATACCTTTATCATCAATCCAAAAGT